TAAAAGAGGCGGGATAGCTAGAATTACCAGCTATATCAGTTCATCTCAAATTAAATGCCGAATTGAAGTGGATTTTCCAAACACCAATAATATTGCAGAAGGGGACTGGGAGTTAGAAACAGGATATGAACCGAGTTGGTCGGTTGCTAGAGGCTGGCCGTCTTGTGGAACTTTTCACCAAAACAGATTGTGGCTTGGAAATTCAGGGCAACGCTCTGAAACAGTTTGGGCTTCAGTTGTCGGGGATTATTTTAATTTCGACATAGGCACTAGCGGAGACGATGACGCTATTGATTTTAATATTGAAGATACTACCGTAAAATATATTATTTCAGGTAGAAACCTACAAATATACACTACTGGCGGTGAGTACTTCATACCTACTGGAGCAGGCGACCCGATCACTCCGTCGAAACTTTTGATACCAAAAGCTACATCACACGGAGTAAAAAAAGTTAAACCAAGAACTATAGGCGGAGTGTCAGTGTTTGTCGAAGCTTCTGGACGAGTGGTTAGGGAGTTTGTTTACAACGAGTTAGAGCAAAATTATAATGCTAAAAACATTTCAATTTTGTCCCCGCACTTAATTGTGGATCCAGTGGTTTCTGCTGTCCGTCAATCAAGAGCAAACAGCCCAGCGGACTATTTATATTCAGTGAACAGCGACGGCACGATGGCAGTATTAAATGTGGCTCGTGATCAAGAGCTTTTGGCTTGGTCGCTATTTGAAACGCAAGGTTTTTTTGAAGATGTATGCACCGTAGGGGAAGATGTCTATGTCATAGTTCGTAGAACCATAAATAATACCACCGTAAGATACATTGAAAAACTATCTTACGATCATAATTTTGATTGTTCTAAAATTCAAACCAACGCTACAGCCATTACTTCGTGGTCGAATTTGTCTCATCTCAACGGGCAAGAAGTCAATGTTCGTGGTGATGGTTTTACTTTACAAGATGCAGTAGTGGCATCAGGAAACTTGACAAGTTCTCAAGCGGTGCTTAAACTAGAAGCGGGGTTGCCGTTTTTAGTCCGAGTGAAATTATTGCCAATTCACGCCGAAATGAACGGACAGTCTATGGCAGGAGATTACAAAAGAGTAGTTTTTATAAATCTTCGCTTGCTTAATTCGCGACACCTTGTTATAAAAGTAGGCAATAAAAAATTTGTCCCACCTTTCGATCAGTTTGGTTCGAATGTGTTGGATAGTCCAGCCAAAAATTTTACGGGTTGGAAAAAAGTATATTTGAATGGTGTTGGTAGGGACACCCAAATTGAAATAACCCAAGACGAACCATTAGAGTTTAATCTTTTGGCCGTCGCAATCGCTATTAAATAGTTATGGATCCAATCACAATTATGCTTGTTGCGGCTACCGTAGGGGCTTTAACCACAGGCTATTCGATTCAACAGGGCAATATGATGTCGAAAAGACAAGGCACCCTTGCTGGTCAATCTATGCAGATTGAAAAAGCCAATTTAGCTTTAGCTCAAGCACAAGAAAAAGCTCAAGCCTCTCAAGAAGAGCTTGACAGACAGCGAACTTTAAAAAGTGTTTTAGCTAGCCAAAATGCTATCTTTGGGGCTTCGGGGGCGAGCTTAAGTTCTGGCACTTTTGCAGGTATCCAAACTGCAGACACTGCGAGAGCCGCAGAAGCCACAAATCTAAACAAACTTTTTATGGACACTAGAAATTTAGGGTATGGTTTAAGCAAAGCCAATATGACTTTAAATTTTGGAGTGGAGCAAGTAGCTCGAAAAGTCCAAAGAAAAACAAATGTTATTAGTGGTATAGGCAGTTTGGCTAATACGGCAACATCCAGCTATGCACACTATAAAAACCCTAACTCTCCTTTTTTTGGAGGTAATTTATAATGTCTCGTCAAGAAATACCTCGTTTTAACCCACAAGTTAATAATGTCGGAACGGTTCCGATTATTAAACCCGATTTTTCACCAGCTTTTGAGTCCGCCCAGCAACTGTGGAACAAGGTGGCGAATGTTGGCAATGATGCAGTAAATGCCACTGCGAGATTAGCTACGGCGATGGGCAGAGCGCAAGCTACTGAAAGAGATGCCTATTTAGCTGATTTAGAGACTGCGGACATACTACAAACAAACCGCATCTATAATGAAAATGTTCTAGCGGGCAATAACCCAGAGCTTTTGTCTGAAAAATTAAAGGGCTATATGGACGGCAGGTTAGAAAATTTGCCAGATAATATTCGCCCGTTTTACCAAAAATCTTTTGAAAAAAGAGCAGCAGTAATGGCGGTTAAAAGCCAAGACGAGTTTTTTCGGCAAACCGAAATCAATGCCAAAAAATCAATGTCGGCATCTTTGGATTTATTAAAAGAAGATATTTTTTTAAATCCTTTACCTAAAACTGAAATTGAAAGGCAATCATATCAAGATAAGTTAGAGAGATTTAACGCTAATTTACAATCACAAATTGACCACAATTTCATAACCGCAGAGGAAGCGGATTTAACAAGAAGGGATTTAAAAAAAGATCTGGTCGTTGCCACCTATAAATCATCAATGCAAGGGCTGTCAGATGATGCGCGAGCCAAAGCGATTTTGAAACTTCAAAGTAGCAATATTGAAGGGCTGAACATTAACGAAAAACAAGAAGTTATTGGTCGATTATCGGCTTTTGATGGCCAAATGCGAAGTGTCAGAGAGCAAGCTTTTGCCAAAGAAAAAGCAGAGCAGGAACTAGCCAAAGCTAGAAAAGCTGCAGAATTAGAAATTAAAGTCAGTCGAGGCGAAGCAGACTACGAAGAGGTCGTTCGAATGGAGCAAAACAGAATAATTAGCCCAGACCAAAAAGCTAGTTTATTTAAAACTCTTGATGTCAAAAATCAAGAAAAAATGGAGCAAATGGCTCAACTGGAAAAGGTGGCAGGGGCTTTACAAGGCACCGCTTATTTAGATCCAAAAGATGCGCAAGATAAAAAAGCGATTGATTTTACTTATCAAAATGCTGTGAAACAGCAAATGGCTGGGCTGGAGCCTGAAGCCCAAAAGTCAATGCTTTTAAATTATATCGAAAAAGTAGGGGTGGTTCCGACCACAGTCCAAGCTACCTTAAGAGGTGTTTTCAGAGGGGCTAACCCAAATGATAAAGTTTTTTATGCTGACCTTATTGGTCGCATCCAAGAGACTAAACCTCAAGCACTTGACGACATTGAGGACAAAGATATAGCACAAGCGGTTATGATTAACGAACTTGTTAAATCTGGAACCCCAAATTTGGAAGCAGTTGCGAGGGTTGAAGATATGCAAAAATCTTTGAACCCTGCCAGAATACAATTGCTTAAGGAAGAGCTAAAAGAAGCGAGAGGCACTCAAACTTTGGCAGATAGAATAGACAGGGCTAAAAAAACTTTTTCAGGCTCATTTTTTAGTTTTTCAGCCAAACTGCCTAGCGACCCTCAACTCGGATATAACCAAGCTTTGGTCAATGATTACGAGAGAACTTATGACTCTTGGTTTGTGTATACGAATGGTGATGCAAAAATTGCGGAAGAGCAAACCAAAAAAGCTCTTGGTAGATTGTGGGGCGAAACCACTATTAATGGCAGGGCAAGACTAGTTAAATACCCAATTGAAAAAGCATACCCAAATATTGACCCAGACGAATTAAGAAACAAATTGGTTTCGGAAGTCAAGGCTATACCAAAATATAAAGACATTGACGAAAGCGAAATTATTTTGCAAGATACTGTAGAGACTGCGAGATTGTGGAACTCGGGTCAGCCGACTTATAGGGTAGTAATTAAAAATAAAGATGGAGTTTTTGAAAGTGTAATGGATGGCGATATGGATGCTTGGACACCAGGCAAAGCGGGCGAATTCCAAAAAGAAATTGCTTTGAGAAAAAGAAATGAGTTTTTAAAACAAGATAAAAAAATTTCACCTCAAAATACACCTCAAGTTAGCATACCAATGGAAAGCACTATTAATCTTTTAAATCCGAAATAATATGCCTTTTGTTCCAAAAAATGAAACATTACCAGATTTAAGGGTTTATTCGGAGAGGCTAGAGTCGCCTTTAAAAAACGACACGGGCTTTGAGTATGAGCCTACTTTTATCGAAGCAATGGGAGCTAAAGTTTTAACAGAAACTTCAATTGGTTCGGCGGTCGCAAATAGGACTAGAAGCACAGGTTATTTTGACCCAAATTTTGACTGGTCGCTGGCCTATGATCAATTGCCCACTTCTTACAAAGACAATTATGGCGACCTTTTCACTGAGGCGGAAAGTCAAGATCATTTTGATAGTATAAAAGATCAAATAGATTTTAAAGAACAAAACAACGAAATCATAAGGGCGAGTGGTTGGTCTGGTGTGGTAGCGGGTTTTGCCGCCCAAGCAGTAGAGCCGTTAAATTTAGTTCCTTTTGGAACTGCCGCAAGATATGCCGTGAAAAGTAAGTCAATGCTGACGGGTGCCGCACAAGTGGCGTTGGCTGGTATGACCTCGACCACTGCTCAGGAAGCAGTTATCCAGAGCCAAGACTTGACTAGAACTTTTGGTGAGTCTGCGGCTAATGTGGCGGCTTCGACATTATTAAGCGGAGTTATTGGTGGGGCGTTATATAAAAGTTTAGCAAAAGCTGACCCAGCTGCCTTAAAAGATTTAGAAGACAAAGTGGCAAAAAGTATGGAAGTTGAACAGACTTCTTTGGATGAAATTAAAGCTTCAGGGGAACCGCAGTCAGGGGGCTCTTTAAGTTCGGCGGCAGTTATGGATACTACTCTGGATGAGGAAACAATTCAATCTGCTTTAGGTATAGAGAAAGCATTTGGTTTTCAAGACCCAGGTTTAAGATTATTGAACTCGCCTTCGGTTAATAGTCGAAGATTTTTTCAGCAAATGGCGGAGGTTCCGTTTAAATTAAAAAAGAACTGGAAAAATATTCCGACTGAGGAAGCCGCCGAGTCAAGAATTCGTGGCGTTTTGGAGGGCAAACTTGCTTCCGCTATGTACCAGAACAATACTGCTTTTAAAAAATATAAGCAAAGAATGAAAGGCTCTTTGGCTTCCGAAAGACTGAACCAAAAAGAATTTAATAAAGAAGTTTCTTTTGCGATCCGTCGGGGTCTTAAATCCGACATACCCGAAGCTTTAGAAAGTGCGGCTTTTTTTCACAAAAATATTTATAAATATACCGCCGACGAAGGAGGTAAAATTAAAGGTTTTTTTGATGCGGACGATGTTGAAGTTCTATTTAAAAAACCATATCTGAACCGCATTTATGACACACATCAAGTGCTGAATAATTCAGCTAAATTTGTCGGCATTACAATGGATTGGTTGAAGCGAGAAGCCGCCACTTCAAAATCCCCTGCAAAAAAAGCAGCTTTAGAATATGTGGAAGAGGGCGTAGCTACTGGGGCTGATTTTTTTGCTAAGCCAGCTCAAAGCATTATGCGAAATGTTATTGGTGCTAGGTCTATGGCTCTTCAAAATAAAATCGGTATAACCAGCGAAACCAAAGCTTTAAAGGGTAGAAAATTCACTATTGACGATTTAGAGATTGAAGATTTTTTAGAAAATGACATAACCACTTTGGCTTCAACCTATGTTAAATCTATGTTCCCAAGGCTAGAACTCGCACGAAGATTTGGAGTAGAGTTTTTGGATGACACTTTCACCGAATCAAAATCCGAAGTAATAAAAGCTATTCGTAAAGAATATGCAGACGAAATATCAAAAGTCATCGACCAACCTAAAAAAATTGACAAACTTTTAAAACGAGAAGAGAAGGACATCAACGACATACTCTCTGTTCGTGATAGATTGCTAGGGTCTTATGGTACTTCCGCTAACCCAAGCAGTTGGTTGCACAGAATACCAAGGGTGGTTAAACAACTTAATGTGCTGAGGTTGCTTGGTAGTGCGGTGATACCCGCTACTGTTGATATGGCGAGAATAATTGGTATTAAAGGTGCAACTTTTGTTTTTAGCGATGCAGTAGTACCGTTAGTTAGATTTGCCAGTTCTGCAGAAGGAAAAGCATATTTTACCAAATATAAAGCAGAATTAAGGTCGTTCAATATTGGGACTGACTTACTTTTGAACCACTCCAGAGAGAGGGGTGTTTCTGGCATAGCCGAAGAGTTTGCCAAAAATTCTAAAATAGAAAGAGGGTTAGATGCCATAACTTCTAAATTTATGAATCACACTTTAGTTAGCCACTGGAACTCTTCTGCTAAAACTTTGGCCGCTATGGTGATACAAAACAATGTTCACAGAGCAATTTCGAAATTGGTTAATGGGAAAGTTTCTGCTAAAGACTTAGCGAAATTGAACTCTATAGGCATTGACTCTAACCGAGCCAAACAAATTTTTGACCAAACTAAAAAACACGGAACAGATTTTAAAGGTTTGGTTATGCCAAATGTGGCGGACTGGGA